TCACCCCTTACCTTGTCCCATGCCCGGAAAGAATCGTCCGATTCATGGGTGATCCCCATCTGCTGATACATATACAGGCGGCAATGCTCATACAAATCTTCCAGAAGGTCAACCACAATCGTTTTGAAAGTGTTTTCCTTCTTTTCCAGTTCGGAAATCGTGTCCTTAAACACATCCCAAGCAAGCGTTCTTTTCGTCTGCCTACCCTCAACCTTCACTTCATCCCTGATACGGACAAAAGGCGCATCAACGAACTTGATATTACCATCCGTGTTCAGCATAAGCGGATCGGGAAAGCTGTTTGCAAAGGTGGTTTTTCCGCAAAACGGAACACCATAAATCCAAAGCACACGCTTCTTGACTTCCTCAAGGTTTCTTCTTTTGTTTTCGGGCAACTTAATCATGTAATCCCATCCTTTCATACAATAATCTTGAAATTCACAAAAACGGCAAAGATAGCTTTTGTTTGCCTGCGGGAACTCTGTTTCATCATTCACCGCTTTTATTCCAAACAGGAAATCAATCACCTTTTGGGGATTGAACCCAATTTGAACAATTTTTACTTCAACCTTTGACAATTCACCTTTCAGGCGTTGCCTGAATTCCACCAAGGTTTCAGTTTTCTTCTGCTTGATAGATACCTTTGGGACAAACACAAGGTACATATCACGGATTTTCTTTCCGGGGTTGTCCCGCTCAAAGAAATATTTGTACAGGTGAAGTTGGTTGGACTGCTTATAGCCGGAAACATTGTTTGAATACTTGAAATCGTAAATATCGAATATATCAACGCTTTCCCCATACGGGTTTGTATAAGCATCCTTTGGCATCCACCCCATAGGGACAAGGTAATCAATGAATCCGTGGAAATCATCGTCCTTGATCTCAACCTCAAATTTTCCACCTTTGGGAATTGCCGACCTTGCAAGCGGGATCACCGTTTCAAGCTTCATCATTTCATGGATATGTTCATCTGTGATAATAGGGAAGCTGAAAGCGTATTCGTGAAGTGCTTCTTCAAGGCTGCGTTCAATGCCTGTATGTAAGGCTGTTCCCAAAATCAAGGGGTTGTCTGCTTCCGCTGGTGTGTCGGCGGTTATCCCGTCCAAATATCGCATTTTGTACTTGAATTTGCATTTTTCAAAGCAATCAACGCTGGAATGTGAGTACCGCAATTTATCACCCCTTTCAAAAGTTCTTTGAATTGTTCAAACCCTTCCGGGTAAAGGAAAACCCCAACGCCCCCGGAATGATTGATCCGGCTTACATTCAGTTTTTGCAATTCGGAAGGTCTACCGTTGGAAGCCTTGATTTCAACCGCCACCGTAACCCCGTTCACACAACATATAAGGTCAGGTATGCCGGACTTCTGAAAACCACCGCCCCAAATTTTGGTGTACCATCCAACCATAGGGGCTTTCATTCTGTCCGTAGGAAATCCAGCCGGATAAATCCCCACGGAATGAAAGTATTTCTTGATCCGCCCCTCGAAAAGTTTTTCTTCTGCCATTACATCACCCTTTCTCTTATGATAGGGGGAACAAACCATTTCCATATTCCGTTGCGCTTGCTGCGCCGGATCGCCGGGTAATCTTCCGCAATTTTAGCTAACGCCTTACCTATTGCCGCTGCATCGTACTGTGCAATATTAGAAAATTCGGGAAGGCGTTTTAATTTTGATGACTGCATCCATTTCCATTCACTTTCAGGGGCTTCAAAATCAAGCCGCAAGCGTAATTCATCTTCTGCCGGGAATGATTTTGTTTCAGATTCATCTAACCCCGACACAATCAATGTTTCTGCTAACTTCATATATCGCTGTTTTTGCTGAATCTGTGAGTTGTCGCATAATTCCGCAAGGCGAAGAAGTTGGTTGATTTTGATTTCATTTTTTGATTTCATTTCTTCACCCCTTCACCGTGATTTTCACGGAAGCGGAAACTTTGGAAGTTTTGGAATATTTAGCTGCCACATCCGGCATATCCTTTTTCAGTTTTGCGCTGTCAATCGTGGTGCGGGTTGTCGGGGAAACATAGGTGAACTTGATTTCCTCTGTCTCAAAGGTTTTCACCCCGTATTTCTCCATCGCCGCCTGTAACTGCTGCCGCATGGCTTTTTCCTGATCCTCAATCGCCTTTTTCTGCAAGGTCAGGTTGGCAATCGCTTTGATAACCCCCGCCGCTTCCTGCTTCATCGTCACAAGGGCATTTTCATCATTGAACCTATCTTCACATTCGGAAGCCCTTTCCGGTTCATCCTCATAGTAGTTACAAGCGTTGACGCAACCTTCACGCTGTTCACATTCATAGCAGCAAATTTCCTTGCCACAATCCGGCTTTTCGCCGCCCATAATCTGTTTACACTTAATCACTTTCAGCACTCCCTTCAATCGCCGCCCATCCTAAAATTTGGCGGTATGTTTCCTGTCTTTGCAGCACATCTTTTGAATAGTTACTTTCAAATATCCCTTGTTCCCATAGCTTAGAAGCACCATTTTCACCCATGTTGTAAGCCATCAGAACTTTTGAAGTAGAATCGTACTTTTCAAACAACCCACGAAGGATAAACAACCCGGCTTTGATATTCTCATAGGGATCAATGAAATCCGTGATACCAAGTTCTTCTGTAAGCCATTCATGGTTGCAAGCGTTGATCTGCATCAGTCCATAATCATTCGTTGAACTGATACCATCCGGCATAAAAGCACTTTCCTTTGAGATAATCGCAAGAACAAGGGTATAATCAATGTCATAGGCTGCGGATAGGTAATAGGTAAATTCCTGCAAATCTTCCCCAAAGGTGACGGGAATCTCTGTGGTGAACATAAAATCATTTTCCAGTTCGTAAGATTCAGGAAATCCACCTTCATAGATTTTTCCGTCCGGCGCACCGTAGATAAGCACATCAGGGGAAGCTTCTTCCGGCTCTATGTCAGTCGCCCCACTTTTGGGGATAAGAACGCCGATCCCCAAACCTATCAGGGAAAAAACGGCTGCCACAATCAGCCATGAAATCACGATCCTTCTACCTATCGAAGCTTTCTTGATACTTCTTGAATAGTTCATCGGTATAATCCTTTCTAAGTTCCAAAGTGTGAAGAATATCTTCTTCAACCGTACCGGGGCAAATCATTTGATAGTAGAAGCAAGGCTTTTTCTGCCCTATGCGGTGAATACGCTTTTTGGACTGTTCAAACAGTTCACTTCTATCCGTCATGGAAAAGTAAATAATCCTGTTTGCTTTCTGCAAATTCAGCCCCATAGCCCCGGCTTGATACTGGACGAATGTAATTGAATCGCCTGCAAATTCGTAAGAATCCAAATCCTTAATGCTGCCGTTCACAATAGAAACAGGTCTTTCCAGTTCG